TGCCATCCCAGGATTCTCATGGACCGCTATGTCATACAGCCGACCGATAGCGGTATTCGGCGTTCGACCACTTTGGTCTACCAATTTTGAGGCGTGGCTCATCCCAGGTGAAGGTATAGAGAACAATGCGATATCTGTTTTGCGCGGCGCTCGACACATTCTGGACAGTATTTTCACCGAGTTCGATTTAATGCGATTGCAGATCACGGTAAGATGCGAGAATGAGATAGCATTTAAGTTCGCAAAGCGGTTAAGATTCGATGTAGAATCTGTGATGCGTAAGTTTGGCCCTGAAGGGGCTGATTATTATTTGATGACAAGGATTAAAGAATGAGCGGATTATTCAAGCGTCCTAAGCCACCTAAGCCAGATCCCAAGATGATCGAAGCCCAAGAGCGAGCTGAGGCTAGGGCTGATGCGGCAGAGCGAGAATTGCAGGAACAAATTTCTGCCCGTAAGCGAGCGCGTCGAACCGGCGGCTTGCGAATGTTGCTGTCACCCACCAGGGTGCAAAGCCAAATTGAAGAAAGGCAAATGACTCTCGGGTCGGGAAGGCAACAATAATAATATGCGGTGGCCTGGGCCTTGATCTCCAGGGGGTATTTCGCTCCTCTTCAGCCCCCACTTCCCCCAACTCCAGGTCGCCGCATTTTTTTTGGAGGCGCTATGCCTAAGAAAGTCAAAAAGAAACTGATGTTAAGCGCGGAGCGTTTAGGGCTTAAAGGCGAGCGCAGGCAAGCCTATGTTTATGGGACTTTGCAGAAAATCGAAAAAGCTGAAAAGCGTAAGAAATAGGAGTTTATATGGCTGTTTTACCTAGAGACACTGGATTGGTTGAGGCTTCACTCACCGCTGAGAACACATTTAGCGATGGTCTCCGCACTCAAGAATCTTTTAATTTCTCGATCAAGGGCACTTGGGTTGGCACGATCACGGTTCAACGTAGCCTTGACAGCGGTTCAACCTGGCGCGATGTCGATACATTTACGTCGAACATCGAAACCTATGGATTTGATCCTGGCCCAACGGTAGTCTATCGAGCAGGGTTCAAGACTGGTGAGTTTACCAGTGGACAGGCTGACGTTCGGATCGGCATGTAACTATGGTAGCCAAACGCCATCAGAATCCTAAAGGCGGTTTGAACGAAGCAGGCCGCAAGTTTTTCGAGCGCAAGCAAGGAGGTGATCTCAAGCCGCCAGTTAAATCTGGTGACAATCCCAGGAGAGCCAGCTTTCTTGCAAGGATGGCTGGTAATCCTGGCCCAGAGCGCGATTCTAAAGGCAGGCCCACCAGGTTGTTATTGTCGCTGAGAGCGTGGGGCGCGTCATCGAAAGCCGATGCTCGCTCGAAAGCGGCGAACATTAGCAAACGATTGAAGGCGAGAAAAAATGCCTAGACTTAATGTTAAAGATCTTATGGAGCGTGAGGCAAAAGCCCAGGCTCGCAAAGATCAATGGCGATCCATTTACGAGGATTGTTATGAGTACGCACTCCCACAGCGGAATCTTTATGACGGAAACTACGAGGGACGGGTTCCAGGTCAATCCAAGATGGCGCGGGTATTTGACTCGACTGCTATCCATGCAACTCAGAGATTTGCTAATAGACTCCAGGCCGGTCTCTTTCCCCCTTACAAGCAATGGTGTCGATTAGAAGCCGGTACTGGCATCCCTCAAGAACAGCGCGTTCAAGCGCAAGCCATCCTCGATAATTACAACGTCAGAATGTTCGACGCGATACGTCAGTCAAACTTTGACCTGGCGATGGGTGAGTTCCTGTTGGATATGGCTGTAGGTACGGGCGTGATGATGATCACACCTGGCGATGAGGCTACGCCAATCCGATTTACTGCGATCCCTCAGTATCTTGTTGCCATCGAGGAAGGCACATACGGAAACGTCTCGAATGTTTACCGCAAGCTCCGCGTCAAGGCTGAGGCCATTCAGCGCGAGTTTCCTGATGCACAGATGACGCCGGACCTAGAGGATGCGATGAACCGCAATCCAGAGAAAGACCTGGATCTGATGGACGCGATCATCTTCGATAACGAAACAGGCCGATACCATTATCACGTTATCTGGAAAGAGAAACGGCAAGAGCTTGTCTATCGTGAGATGCGATCTAGCCCGTTTGTTGTTGCGCGTTACATGAAGGTCGCTGGTGAGGTTTACGGTCGCGGCCCATTGGTCACGGCGATCAGCGATGTTAAGACATTGAACAAGACGCTTGAGCTGGTACTCAAGAATGCTTCTCTGTCTATCGCAGGCGTTTACACTGCTGCCGATGATGGCGTACTGAACCCACAGAATATCAAGATCCAACCAGGCGCGGTGATCGCAGTAGCGAGAAACGGTGGTCCCCAGGGCGCTTCACTTGCGCCATTGCCGAGAGCTGGTGATTTCAATACAAGCCAGATTGTGATCAATGATCTCAGGATGAACATCAAAAAGATTCTGATGGATGACACATTGCCGCCAGACAACATGAGCGCGAGATCTGCAACTGAGATTGCCGAGCGTACTCGTGAGCTGGCGACTAATCTCGGTGCAGCGTTTGGTCGCTTGATCACTGAGACAATGGTTCCGATTGTCAGCCGTATTCTGTTCGTGCTCGATCAGCAAGGCTTGATTGATCTGCCGCTCAAGGTCAACGGGGTTGAGGTCAAGGTTGTGCCGGTATCACCGCTGGCGCAGGCCCAGAAACTCCAGGAGATCAATGACCTGGTTCAATACATGCAGATCGCTAATCAGATGGGACCGCAAGGACAGGCCACGATATCAGTGCCCAGGGTGCTTGAGTTCATCGCGGAGCGATTTGGTATCGATCAGAATCTACTCAGCACACCTGAAGAGCAGATGATGATGATGCAGCAAATGATGATGATGCAACAGGAGGCTGCTGGAGAGCCGCAGCCAGTTAGTGACGGGGGAGCAATGGAGGCCGCTATTCAATGAGCGATGGTTGGGAAGGACTAAGCGAAGCGTTTTATGAAACACCAAAAGCCAGCGATATCGATATACTATATGGCAGAGTGTTTAAAAGTGAGGAAGGCCAAAAGGTACTTCATCATCTCAGAACATTAACAATCGAACAGCCGTCTTGGGTTCCTGGCGAAGATCCTAGCTATGGATACGTCAGAACTGGGATGGCTGAGATGGTTCGTATGATCGAGAAACGAGTAGCAAGGAGCGATAATGGATAATGAAGCAGTATCAACTGAAGATGCGACAACTGAAGCGGTCGAGCCGACATTACTTAATGTCTCTGGAACGGAATCTGAGGAGCCAGCACAAGAAGCTCCAATGCCATTGCATGAGGATTCAGAGCAACTGGAGGCTGATGATGATGAGTCTCCGCTCGAACGACCTGATTATTACCCTGAAAAGTTTTGGGATGATGATGGTCCAGACGTTGAGAAGCTGGCTAAATCATACGCCGAGCTTGAAAAACAATTTAAGCAAGGCAAGCACAAGGCTCCAGACGAGTACGACTTATCTAGCCTGGAAGATGCAGGACTTTATGCAGACGATGAAGTCATGGACATTTACAAGGCATGGGCTAAGGATAATGGCGTCAGTCAAAAAGCATTTGAAGATTTGGCGCAAGCTGTACTAGGAACAGCACAGCAAGATCAAGAGATCGCTGAGATCAATCACCAGGAAGAGATGAACAAGCTGGGCGAACGTGCCCAAGAAAAGATCCAAATGGCTGAGCGTTTATTGCTCAAAGCGCCGTTGACTAACAACGAGCGTGAAGCAATGGCTGTCAGTCTTAACAACGCTGATTCAATCAATGCGTTTCTGAAATACCACCAGGCGATTACAAACGAGAACATCCCGATCCAATCTGCACCAAGCGCACCGGAGATGACCAGGGAAGATCTGGAGGCTGCGATCTCCGATCCTCGATGGACAACTGACAATGCGTGGCGCACTAAGATCGAGAAGCAATGGATGGCTGTTCAATCGCAATAACAAAAGTGTTGTATTAACACTTGAGTTTTCGTTAAGATTGTGCCTGATGGCTAACCGCGCTCGCGGCCCTTCTATACGGTGAGTCCGTTGGTGGTGGAGACATACTCCACAAGTAACCGCCCGATTTTCGGCTAACGGTAGCGACTAATCAAACTTACTTTATGGAGGTTCTGTCATGGCACAGAATGTAACGACTGCGTTTGTTACCCTCTTCGAATCAGAGGTTAAGCAGGCGTATCAGGCCGAATCCGTCCTTCGTGGCACGATGCGGTCTCGAACGAACGTCCAGGGCAACACGGTTAAGTTCCCCAAAATTGGTAAAGGCACTGCAACA